TGCCGAACTCACTGATTACTTCGAACTGCTTTGCTGCTGAAAGATTAGCCATAGTGCTCCGAAAGGAAGGGGCCCCTTTCGAGGCCCCCTCAGGTTAGTACGTCTTACCAAGCAACTTGGTGGCGGGCTTGGCTTCTGCCTTCATCCCGTCTCCGTAGTGCAGTAAGCGTGGGGTGTACATTACTTCGTACCCCAGGAGGAACAGGTCCTCTGACAAGCCGACAGCCTTGGTATCCATCTCAATATGGAAGGACCAATGCTCAGCCTTGTGGTTGATAGTTCCACCCTTGATGACAGCCCACTCAGTGTACTGAGGGGCGTACGCGACCCCACCGACTGTATCAGACACCAGGATGGTATCGAAGGCAGTCGCTGGGACAGCCAACGCCGTGACCTCAGGGATCATCGCGCTGTACAGGCTCTTCCAGAGGACGGTATCCGCTGTATCCGTAGACCCAGAGGTCCAGTGGACTCGGAAGTACACCTTGTACTGCGGGTCCAGATCGGCAGGAATCCGCCAGTCATCCTGGACCATCATTCCATCGGTACCCATCAGCAAGCCATTGATCCCGAAGGTCGAGATCTCCTTGGCAAATGGAGTACCTGTATGGCTACTTTCCCAGTTGACACCGTAGGCGTCGTTCGCCGCTCCACCCTCGTTGATGGCGCTGACACTCATGCCAGTCATAAAGAGGGCGTTACGGTACTTACGCTTGGGTCTCCACCGGAAGGCCTGGTCGTTATTAAAATCCGGTAAGGGGTGATTCATAGTTCCTCCTTACTCGTAGAGCGCCAGGAAGATATAGACCTTGGCGTCCTCGTTGATGTCACTGTTAGAGGCCAGTGAGAAGCCGATCTCCGTACCGTTATCAATACGGGCGACTGCGGCTGAGACGGTCGCGGCAGCAGCTGCCATGTTGACGAACGTAGTCTCACTGTCCTTGCACCAGAAGTTGACATCGTCACCATCCGTCTGGTTCCAGATGATAAGCAGGGCCGGTTTAAAGCCGATGTGGATATTCTGAGCCGCCGTAGTACCAGTGTACTTCCCGACCATGTAGTGTCGGGGGCGGTCAACGATGCGCGTTGCATTAGCCATTAGTTCTCTCCAAATTCAATGATGTACTCTTGGTCCTGGTCTACGCGGGGTGTCCGTTGCGCTCGATCGTTCTCACCACCGGGCTCCCAGTCTGGGACCAGGTGCTCGACGGGGTTTTCGAACTTCTTACGGAGCATCTCGTAGACCAAGGGGTGGACCGTAGTCCATCGGTTGGGTTCCAGGCGATACGGGATGAAAACGGGCTTGCCGTTCTCGTCGCCTGAGATGCTACCCGTGAGTGCAAAGGCTAAGTTACGCAAGCGTACTCGCCGACCGTCCTTGTCTAAGGCCACTCTAGGTGCTTTCATATTAGTCTATCCTTTGCTCAAAGATGAGGCGCTGGCGGTCACCCGCCTTGGCGATCTTGACACGCTCATCGCGGTCCTTCTCGCTCTCGTAGTCACGTTTGACCTCGACCCAGTCGCCCCGGTCTTTGATCTTGAGGAGCCCTGACCCGCCCTCGTAGCTACAGTGGCTCCCTTGCCACCGTGCAGCCATGTCCTCGGCTTCTCGCCGGAACATGTTCTTCCGCATGGGAATGCCATTCAATGTAACCATCCAAAGCTCAGTCATGGGTCTCCTTATGGTTAGAGAGACACAGCGGTCTGAATCTCAACGAGGAAGTCCTGGTTGAGGATCTTGCGCGTGTCGTACTTTTTCCAACCGATGGTCGCTCGTTGGTCGAGAGGGTCGCCGGTACCCGCAGAGCCGAGGCCCTTACGGATTACACCACCGTTTCCACCCGCCACGTTAATCCCACCCGCAGCTTCCTGGCCGACCAAGAAGAGAGAGTAGATGTCCGCGTACCCACCAGTGTTCTTGACATCAGTTGCGGCAATCGTCACGCCCGTGCTTCCAGCCAGGTAGTACCCAGCAGGAGAGACCAGGAAACGAATACCATTCTTATCGCTTCCGCCTTCGCCCGCGACGATACCCGTGCTCTGGGCGTACTCGCTCGGGAGCAAGAAGCCGTCAATGTGGCGCACGTCGAAGAAGAGGCGCTCGTCCATCATACCCCAGTATGAGGGCATGATAGGCAGGGTACCGATCTTCTGGCCCGCCATCACCATCGGCGAGAACGTCTTGGCCTTGTTCACGCGAAGCATCCGGATAGCGCGATCAAGGTCGTTCCGGTCGATGACCTGAGACACAGTGGCAGTCGAGGTACCGTTCGCGTAGACGATGTTCGTCGCACCCGCCCACATGTCACGGTACAGGGAGTCGAAGGTTTCACCCATTTGCTGGCCCAGGAGCTCGGTGTTCTCGACCGAGTGGGCGTCCGGCTGGTAGTCCAGCACCATGTCG